GGCTGGGGCGGCTTCTTCGCCTCGGGAGCATCCGGGGGGTTCGTGACGGCGACGCTGCTGCGTAACGGCTCCCAGCTCGGGTCGCAGATCACGAACTTCGGGTCCGGCCCGGCCGACCTGGTGTTCCGCGTCGCGCTCACCGCCGGGGACACGCTCTCGATGACGGGCACCTGGTCTGCCGCCAACACCGGCGGCGTGACCAACCCGTTCATCACGGGCGTGCAGGTGGCGTGATGAGCGTCGAAACGCCAGAGCAGGAGACGGCCCCGAACCCGACGACGACGCCGTGGGTACCGATGGGACCAGGCGGTATGGGTGTGCCGCTGCCGGTTACGAATGGACAGTGGATCAAGGGTGTAGGCGGTGCGGCCGTCTGGGCAGCTATTGGAACGGCTGATCTTCCGACCGGGATTCCGGCGTCCAATCTCGCGGGGTATCCCAGCAACACAACGACGTTCCTGCGCGGTGACGGCTCCTGGGCGGCACCCGCACCCGGTGCTGGCGGGTTGCTGACGTATCGCAAGACGACCGCGAGGTCTGCACTCAATACGAATGTTGCCACTGATCTTCTCAACGGAGAAATCACTATCGCCGCGAACGCAATCGGGGCGACCGGAATCCTGCGCTTCACGTTCTTCGGAGACAAGCTCAACAACAGCGGACTCACCTCCTTCTGCGACCGCTACCAGCTGATCTTCGGCGGCGTGACGCTGATCGACACGGGAGGCGCGGCCGGAACTGCTGTTCTCACGACGGCAGCTACCAGGTATCCCTGGGCCGTGCGCGGGACGATCGCGAACACCGCAACCAACGCTCAGGTTGTCACCTTCGAGTTCCTTATGAAGACCAACAACACCACCAGCGCGAATACCACTGCGTTCACGACGGGTGAAGGAGTCTACGACGTGCAAGCGACAACCCACATGGCGCACGCTGTGGGCTACAACACTGGCGCGGTCGATACGACGGCCGCGTGCGCTCTTGTTCTCAATGTCATCAACGGCACCAGCACCGCCACCAATGAGACGAAGCTTACGAGTGCACTCGTGGAGGTTCTGTGATGCCTGAGTGGTATCAGAAGCCGTATCCGATGGGACCACTCGTTGTGGTCAAAGGTTTTCCGCGTCCTCTGTTTCCGCCGGACGCCGCCAAGCAGGGCAAGAAGCCCAGCAGCGACGGTCTCGATGTGGTCGCATACAAGCGCGCGATCAGCCGTCTCGGCAGATGGCCGTGGACCACGTTCGACGATACATTCTCAAATAACTTCTCTCATGGCAAGTCTGGCAACGTCAAGGACACTGGCGTAGCCGGGTTCCAGCGACAGCAGCACATCGACGCTACAGGGTGGGTTGGACAACCCACATTCAATGCGCTGCGTGCGTGCAAGGTCCCGGACGGTCTGCCAAATGCCGGCAAGCCCGCCTTTGACGCAGAGTGTGTCCGACTCATCAATCTTGCCTACACCAAGTACAAGGGCAGCGAACCTAATTCGGCTGACGGCAGCACACGGCAAGCCGCACTCAAGAAGGCCATTACCCAGATTGGGGTTGTCGAATCGCCTCGTGGTACTAATCGTCAGAAGTACGGGGTCTGGTATGGCATGAACGGAGTGCCGTGGTGCGCTATCTTTGTCTCGTGGTGTTATGAGAACAGCGGGAAGGCATCACCATCGTTCGCAGCCGGTCGGTACTACTCCTACGTCCCTAACATCGTTGGGGATGCCCGTCAGAAGCGTAACGGTCTTGTCACCACGGGCGATCCCATCCCTGGTGACCTCGTTTGCTACGACTGGAATCGGGACGGAGTACACGACCATGTGGGCATCTTCGAGAAGTGGACCTCTGGCCGCACTGCGTTCTCGGCGGTCGAGGGCAACACTGGCGCAGCAAACGCATCTAATGGAGGACAAGTCATGCGTGCCACCCGCTATCTGGGCGGCATTGGCGTGGTATTCGTCCGTGTCGCAGAGCCCAAGGCATAAAGGAGGAATGATGGGTCTACAGGATGCAGCGGATCGTCTGGAGGAGGCCGCACGGGCAGTCAGCGAGATCGACTTCTCTGCGGAGAAGGAGGCGGTAGCAGGTTCGATTCACACGATCGCATCGGCTCTCAATTTGGTGTCCACGGCGCTCGAGAATGCTGCCAATGCATTCCGCGAGACATTTAGCCCAGAGCCGACGCCGCTGCCGGCGGACACAGACGAAGTAGGGGAGGACGACGAGGCGGCTGAGTGAGTGATTGTCGCGTTCAGTCAAGGGGGATTCAACGATGCGATGGTTGCTATCAATGGCGCGCAGATCGTAGCGTTGATCGGCATCGGCATCTATCTGTCGAAAGTCTCTGAGCGCCTGGCACGGTTGGAAGAAGCAAGACGACAGCAAGAGCGGAAGGAGAATCATGTCAGTTCCGACAAAGGGTAAGAGAGGTGGCAAGATCAATCCGGGCGGCATCAAGAATCCCGGAAGCGCAACACCGCACATGGCGCACGGTGGCGGCGGGAAGAGCAACGTCAAGATCAAGTAATGGCCCCTGTAGGCAGACCACGTACAACTACGCGCCAGGGATCACGCGCGCCTACAACTGAGCTCGGCTTCCCCGATCTCGGTCTTGGCGGCTATGGGGTTGCGGGGCCAGCCTCGCCTCTGTTCGGTCCCACTGGTCCCTGGCGCATGTATGTGGACGAGTGGGAATATGTCCCTGAGCTGCGCTGGCCGACTAACGTGCGCTTGTATGACCAGATGCGGACTGATTCACAGTTGTCTGGATTGCTGACGGCGGTGATGTGGGGCATCGCACAGTTGCGCTTCGTGATTGATCCTAACGGTGCTCGTAAGGCATTGGTTGATGAGGTCGCCGAAGATCTCAATCTGCCGCTCCTAGGTGAAGATCCGCAGCCGATCGGTCGGTTGAAAGGGAAGTTCTCGCACAGCAAGTTTGTAGTGCAGGCGATGCTGGCGGCGATCTACGGACACAACTTCTTCGAGCAGGTGGGGCAGATCGTTGACGGCAAATGGCGGCTGCGTAAGCTCGCGCCGCGTCCACCGCAGACCATTCGGCAGATCAACATCGATCCCAAGGGTGGTCTGGTTAGCATTACTCAGTGGGCACCTGTTGGCTGGAACTTTCAGGAGCCGCAGCAGTGGCAGGGCTACATCGGTGGTCCCGAGATCCCCGTGGACAATCTTGTTGCTTTCGTCTTCCAGCAGGAAGCAATGTCTTGGACCGGTCGCAGCATGATGCGCGACTGCTACAAGGACTGGATTATCAAAGATCGTGATCTGCGCGTGGAGGCTATCAATCACGAGCGTGCCGGCGGTGTTCCTTATGCGGAGGGTGCGCAGGGGATGACGGACGATGAGCTTGCTAGCCTGAATATGCTGATGTCTCAGTTCCGGTTGGGAGAGAACTCGGGGCTGGCTGTGCCGTTCGGCACCAAAGTAAACATCGCGCGGGGAACAGGCAGTGACGTAGACAAGACCATCAAGCGCCTGGATGAGTCCATGGCGCGACGGTTTTTGTTACAGCTGGTCAACTTGGCGCAAGGCGGACAGCATGTAGGCTCGTATGCGCTGAGTGAGACATTTGAGGACTTCTTCCTTGTTGGTCAGCGTCACATCGCGCAGTGGTACTGCGACACGATGATCGAGCACGTGATCGAAGACATCGTGGACTGGAACTACGGCGAGGATGAGGAGCTTGCGCCGCGCATCACGTGGGAGCGCACTAGTGAGGACAGTTTGGGCACTGAACAATTGTCGCAGCTGGTGCATGACGGCGTGATCACGATGGATCAGGAGACAGAGAACTGGGTGCGGTACAGGGCGCGCATGCCCAAGAAGACGGAGCCGCGTCCCGAGGTCACACTTGGTGGTCCTCTCCAGCCGAGAGAGAACAGGGCAACAGCCGGTGAGGTTGCCGGCGAAGCGCCAGGAGCGGGAGCGGGCAATAAGCCTATCCCGAATCCGGCCATGACCAGTCTTCCTAGCGGCGGAGCAGCACCCACAAAGACCACCGCAAGTGCGGGGTCAGGGGAACGGATGCTCCCTCCCTCTTCTGACCCCGCTCCCGCTCATCACCGGTGGTGGAGGAGGGGTAGATGAAGGGTCCATTCATGGTGACCGTTCCGAATGTCCCTATCATGCATGCTGGGATTGAATACAACCTAGCGAATGGTCCCACGACATTCACGCCGGAGGATTTGCGCGATGCGGTCATGGCTGCGAACGAAGATCCTAGCATTCCTAGCCCGCGTCTCAAGATCGGACACGTAGATCCACGATTCAACGATCCGAAGAAGTTTGATGCTACGCCGGCATTCGGGCGTGCAATCAATCTTCGGTTGTCGGAGAACGGCACGTCCGTTTATGCCGACTTTGCCGGAGTCCCCAAATGGTTAGCCGACATCCTTCCATACGCTTATCCCTCGCGTTCGGTCGAGGGCTTCTGGGGGATCCCAAGCCAGATGGGGCGTAAGTGGCGCTTCGTGCTGTCCGCCTGCTCTCTGTTGGGTGTGCAGTGGCCCGGCGTCACAGTCCTCGAGGATTTACCGATGTACTACACAGAGGAGATCCCCGAGGGTGTCATCATCGACGACACGATCGTCGAGGCTGTCCAGGCGGCAGCTGCGAGCCAAGGAGGTGATATGAGGTTCCGGAGGCAGACTACCGCCTCGGCAAACCTCGACGACGTGCGTCGTGCATTCTACAACGAGTTCCTGCCTGATCACCCACTGGCCAACTGGTGGTGGATTCAGGCTGTGCTCACAGGGCCCAACGAACTCGTTGTCGAGGATGACGAGTCGGGACAGCTGTACAAGCTGTCGTATGAGAGCGATGTGGATGGGACCGTGCAGTTCGGCGAGCCCACAGCAGTTCGCATCGACTACATCCCGGACGACCGGGAAGCGCAAAAGGCTGCGGCGCCAATGCTCGCAGCAACGCTGGCGATCGGACGCGAAGTCCTGGCCAGCTGGTCCGATCGGGCGGCAAGCCTGCCCCCGACAACCGCATCAGGAGGTGCGATGGATCCTCAAGAGATCCGCCGTGTCCTGGGCCTATCGGACACTGCGTCCGACGATGAGGTCCGGGAAGCCCTCCGTGCGTTGAACGCGGCAGCTGGCTTGCCGGTTGCCGAGACCACGGAGGAGCCGGAGCCTGCTCCAGAACCAGAACCGGAGCCTGCTCCAGCGCCAGAGCCGGAAGAGCAAACGACGCCAGTTGCTGTTGCTGCGTCTATTGCGCTTCCGTCTGGCACCGTTCTGATCGACGAAGCAACGCTGACCGAGCTCCGTAACAACGGTCGTGCGGCTGCCGAGGTCGTTCGGGAGCGCAGGCAGGAGCGGCACGAGGGATTAGTCAACGCCGCCATGGGCGATGGCCGCATTCCTCCCGCGCGTCGCGAGCACTGGCTCCAGGCACTGGCCGCTGACGAGGAGGGTGCAGGTCAGGTCCTCGCAAGTCTCGCGCCAGGACTCATCCCGGTTGGAGAGCGTGGTCATGGCCAAGCTCCTGACGAAGCCGATCACGCCCAGGCGGACGTAGAGACCGTGCAGGCGTGGACCCATCAGTTGTTCCCCGAGACGCGCGTCGCTGCCTCAATGGGCGACATCCCGCAGTCGAGGCGGATTCAGACTGACGGAACGTACCGGAGGGTGTTCTCATGAACAACGAGTGCATCCCGCTGCGGGAGGCAGCGTACACGCGCAAGATCACGGTTCACACGACTGGCGCTGTTGTCGGCAAGAAGTTCGTCGCCGCCATCGCAAGCCGTCAGTCCGGCGGTCTGTCCGGCTTGGCCACGGATCCTCTCCCGGCCAACGATGGCTCAGACTACGTCACCGCTGGCGCTCCGGCAGCTGCCGCAGCGGTCGGTGGTGTGGCGGCTTGGGACGCAGCCGCCAATGCGAAGGTACCGATCATCAGCGGTGCGGGCACGATCTTGCCTGTCACGGCTGGTGCGGCGATCACTGCTGGACAGGAAGTGCAGGTCGATGCGACTGGCGCTGTTGTTCCGTATTCAGCGGGCATCAAGGTGGGACGTGCATACACGGCCGCAGGTGCCGGTGGTGTGGACGTCGAAGTCGAGCTCTACTCAATGTAGGAGGGAGGGATGAACACGACACTGACCAGAGACCACGGCGATCGCGTCCGCGTCGAACTGCCGACGCTGGAAGAGCTTGTTGCACGTGGTCAGGCCGATCCCGAACTCCTTCGCATGGAGCTTCGGCGTCTGGGCGTTTCGCATGCGGACAGCTTCACCGCTGCCCGGTTCCAGCCTGTGACGGCTCCGCCGGTTCAGGCAGCGCCATACCCTGGCGCGGTCATGAACCCGCTGGCTCCGCCAACGATCTCTGGAACGACGTTCTCCATCGACATCGCCCTTCAGGACCCTACTCGGGTCATCACACCCATGATCCTCGACCTGACAAGGCAGCGGTTCTTCGTGGACCGCGCGTTCACGTCAGCGGGAGGAGTCACGGGCGGCGCGGTCGTCTATGACCTCGTTGTGTATCCGGACCTCTACATGGACCGGGATGTGGAGCGCGTCGAGCCGGGATCTGAGTTCCCGATCGTCAGCTTCAGCAGGCGTGCCCCGGCTGCGGCGGTCGTGGAGAAGTGGGGTGGTAAGTTCTTCTTCACGGATGAGGCTCGGGATCGCAACTTGGTGACGGAGTTCACCAAGGCCATGCGGCAGCTCAGCAACACGATCGTCCGCAAGATCAACCAGCGTGGCGTCCAGATCTTGGAGTCGTGGATCACCGCAAACTCCAGATCTGTGGTGGGCGTCAGCTGGGGATCAGTCAACACGACGTATGCCAGCGGTTCGAACTGGCCGCTCTTCCCGGCACGGGACTTCGCCAAGGCGGATCTTGTCGCCGAGCAGGAAGAGATGGACATGGACTACAACCTCTGGATCATGAACCCCAACGAGATGTTCAACCTGGAGGGCATCTATGGCGACAAGCTCGCTGCGCTGCTCGACAGCTACGACATCGACATCTTCGTTACCAACCGTATGACTGCTGGTTCGGCATACGCGCTGGCGGAGGGGCAGGTCGGCGAGATGCGCGTCGAGGCACCGCTGTCCACGGAGACGTGGCGTGACCCCAACGGCAAGCAGCAGACCTGGATTCAGAGCTCGGTCCGTCCTCTGATGTACGCCAACAACATGTACGCTGTCCTCAAGTTCACCGGACTGACGTAGGGAGGGAGAGATGGCACAGAAGATCATCAAAGTGCGTCTCTTCACCTGGTTCGAGAACGTCGAATCGCCCATCGACCCGAGTGAGGAAGTGCGTACAGAGCGGATCAGTCACTTCGGTGAAGATGTCGACATCAACGACGAGACCAGCGTGGCTCGTGGTGAGGAGCTCGACGCATTCTTCTCCGACGAAGACGCAGCAGCGATCCGTGATGGCACGTACGATGGACCGCAGGCTGCTTTGCTGGAGACGTTTGGCCAGCATCAGGCGGCCACCCAGGGCGTCGTTACGCCTGCTCTGGGTGAAGGGCCACAGACCTCAACCCTCAGCACCGACGAGCTTGCCGATTACATCGTCGAGAACAAGCTGAGTGTCAACGAGACTGTGGCGCTGGCAACTGAAGGAGACGCCGACAGCATTAACAAGGTATATGATGCTGAGGTTGCAGCTGCGCAGACGAAGGGTGTCGATCCGCGCAAAGGCGTCACGGATCGGCTTGATTCCATGCTCACCACGGCTACGAGCGAGGACTGAGCCGATGTCTGAAGAGCGGAGTCCGGTACTTGCATCCGCAGACCAGGTACTTGGCTCCGCTCTTCTTCTGGAAGGAGAATGATGGCTGGAGGAATTTACCACGGCAGGCTCGTCGCCGATGGCAACGGGAATCTGTTGGCTGATGAGGGTCCTGATTCTGGTCAACCTGTTGCCTACATCGAAGGCAGTTACGTCTTTCTGCAGCCAGGCGAGCCGTCGCACAATGATCGGCATCACGAACGGTTTGCAGAGATGTCTGGTACGCAGTCTGAAGACCCTGATGCTCCGGGTTATGCAGGCAGTAGCCCCGATGATGCTCCGGTAGGCATGGAGCATCACTGGGAGATCTCCGAAGACGATCCCAACTACGATCCGAACTCGCCAACTGGCGTTCGGCTGAGGTCGCTCCCGGATGCGCAATCGGCAAGGATCAGCGGCCACACGGAGGGATACAGTGGATAGCGCAATAGTACTGCCTGGCATCTGGATGCCGGAGAAGCCCAGGCTCATCGCGCCTACATCGCCGTGGGTCCCGACTCGTGTCGGGGCGGAGATGTTCTGGCAGGACTTTGACCTGCCGATCAAGAAGTACATCGACAAGTTGTTCAAGGGTGATCTGAAGGACAACGTTCTGATGATGGCAGGATCGCTCGCCAACTACAGCAGCAAGAAGATTCAGGATCTTCTGTTCGGCGCGACCGCCTACACCGCAGTTACGACAAACTACATCAACCTTTGGGCCAGTGCGCTGGACGACACGTTCAACGGCGGTACGACTGGCAAGTGCGCATACACGAGCTACGCAGCGTTGGCACTCACGAATAACACGACGATCTTCGCTGCTGGCACTGGTACGACGACGTACACCAAGACGTTTCCGTCGGACGCCACGAAGTCCTGGCCGACGTCGACGGGCACCGGCACCAACAACACGATCACCTACCTCGGCATCCTTGACGCTAATGCTGGTACCTCCGCTGACAACGGAATCTGTTGGTGCACGGTCACCTCGACGACCATCAACGTAGGCGACACTCCGCAGGTCGCCCAAAACGCATTGTCGGTGGTCCAGGACTGACGTGTCTGCAGTAGCCCGGACATACTCGCAGGTCAACATCGGCTGGTCGAGTTACTCGGCGCTTTATGCCGATCACCCGACCTGGGTGTATAACCCTGATCTGCTGTATGCTCATACCTGGGCCCTCGCTCCGGCTCAGGTTAGCGCGACGAGCACTATGTCCGGTGCGATCGGCAAGATTGTACCACCCAAGATCATCACTCCGGCGCAGATCTCTGCTACAAGTGCGATGTCGGGAGCGGTTCGTGCTCTGCGCAAGATAGCACCTGCGCAAATCAGTGCGACCAGTACATTTAGCGGTAGCATCGGTAGAAGGAAGGCGGTTGTTGGAGCGCAAATCAGCGCGACATCTACTTTCAGCGGAGCGATCGGAGCTCTGCGCAAGGTTGTTCCAGCACAGATCGCTGCGACGAGCACCTTCTCAGGTAGTACACGTGCTCTACGCAAGATCGTCCCTGCTCAAATCAATGCGACGTCCACCCTTGCCGGCAGTATCGGCAGACGGAGACCAGTCGTAGGAACGCAGATCAGTGCTACGTCTACGTTTGCCGGCACGGTGGGCGTCAGGCGTGGTGTCTTCCCGGCACAGATCGCGGCTACGAGTACACTCTCTGGCGCTATCAAGGTGGCGCGTGGCATTCGGCCGACGACGCAGATCTCTGCTACCAGCACGTTCTCGGGTAGCATCCAGAAAGGATTTGCCGGTAAGCCAATTATACCGGCTCAGATCAATGCAGCTAGTACGTTCTCAGGTAGCGTTGGTGCGCTTCGCAAGGTAGCGCCCGCGCAAATGAGCGCGACGAGCACGGTCAGCGGCGCTGTTAGTGTTCGTCGCGCTATTCTTCCTGCGCAGGTCTCGGCCACCAGCACCCTCTCGGGCAGTGTACGTGTTCTGCGTAAGATTGCTCCTGCTCAGATTAGCGCCACAAGTACCTTCACCGGTGCAATCACAAGGGGTGGTCATCCACAGCCGACACCGGCGCAGATCAACGCTACGTCTACGTTCTCCGGCACGGTAGCTATCAAGCGTGCGATCATTCCTGCTCAGATCAGTGCGACGAGTTCCTTCACCGGAACGATCGCGGTAAGACGGGCAATCAAGCCTACGACGAACATGCTTGCCACGAGCACGTTCTCTGGCGCAGTTGTTGTGTCTCGGGCAATACGTCCGGTCAACATTCTTGCGACGAGTACGTTCACCGGCTCTGTTCGCGTCCTTCACGTCTTTGGTGGTCAGATCAATGCAATCAGTACGTTCGCTGGCTCTATCCGCGTCGCGCGCGGAGTGCTTCCGGCGCAGATTCTTGCGACGAGTACGTTCACCGGCTCTGCCCGTGCACTACGCAAGATCACGCCAGCGCAGATCCTAGCGACCAGCACGTTCACCGGCTCAATCTTCCGGCAGGGTCAGAGGCCGATCGTTCCGACGGCCATCTTTGCCACTTCAACTCTGGGCGGGTCGGTCGGGAGAGCGCGTCCCATTGTACCGGCAGTCATCAATGCGACGAGCACAGTTGCAGGGTCGGTGAAGCGGCTAAGGCCTGTGCTACCCGCCCAGATTCTGGCTACCAGCACCGTTAGTGGCGCGATCGTACGACTACGGGTGATCTACGGCTTTGTAGCTGCCACGTCCAATGTCTACGGCACCGTTTCGGTCGGTAGGGGTGTCGTAGGTGGGAACATTCTGGCTACGGCCACCGTAAGTGGTGCAGTCACCCTGGTACTGCGGGAACACATGGTTGGCACCATGCCTGCCGGATTTATCTTCAACACTCCGATGACCGGGCGTGTCATGACTGTACACATCGGAATTGTTGAGCAGACATTCACCAGGGGTGGTAGCATCAGCGGTGTTCGGAATGGTACTATCGGAACGGTCAAAACAGGGAGCGTGTCATGAATACAGTTAGCTTTACTGACTACACTCCGCCAGCCCGTTTCGACGGTGTAGCGTGGACGATTATCAAGATCAATGAGAGCGCGGTTGCCGATGGCCCGTGGAATCTAATCGACACGCAAGACATCACGCCTGTTGATACTGATCCTTCACATCCTGCAGCGCGTTCGTTCACAACGGACAACGCGACGCTGGTACAAGGCTGGTACCAAATACTATTCGAGGATCCCAGCGGGAGCTTCGTAGCATCAGAGCCCATCCAAAACCTGCCTGAGCCTCAGGCAGAGTGGATGCCGACGGTGCAACAGGTAGCAGATATGATCATCTCGCGCACCAAGGACAAGTACGGTAACGAGGTTGGTACATTCAACGCTGATACACGCCCTACTGATACGCAGGTCATTCAGCTCATCAACATCGAGGCTGACCGTGTATCGGATGTGATCGGTGACGATATCCCACAGCCGCTCTGGGACGATGCTGCCGGTGTGGTGGCTGAGCGCACGGCGATGCAGATTGAACTCGATTACTACAGCGAGCAGGTGAACACCGGCCGCAGCATCTACCCGCAGTTGAAAGAATTGTACGAGGAAGATCTACAGCGGCTCAGCTCGCAGGTCTCCCTCATGATTCAGTCAGGCAGCACGGATAAGCTGGTCGAGACGGGTCCGACGTTGCAGGCGGTCGGCACATTCCCCGACTCTGATCAATATCCCGCCTATGGGTATAGGACCTTATGGTAAATTTCTTCGTCGAAGCGCAAGGCATCAAACAGGCGCAGCTGCGGTTCAACCGCATGGGTGCTGCTGCCGTGGACATGTCCCCTGCTTTCCGACGGATCGCTGTCTTCATGATGGCGATGGAAGAAGAAGTTTTCCAGAGCCAGGGTCGCCGGGGTGGTGGGTCGTGGAAGCCACTCACTCCAGATTGGCTGGAACGTAAGGCTAAGCTAGGCTGGGATCTTCGCATCAACATCGCCAGGGGTGATCTGATGAATTCCGTCACTATCTGGGGTGCGAAGGGGCAAAGGCTTGATATCTGGCCAGATCGCATGTACTTCGGATCAAGACTGCCACAGGCGGAACCGTCTCAGAAGTATCGTCCATTCATGAAGTTTACAGTTGCTGATCGGGAACGGTTTACGCAGATCATCGGTGAACGATTTCTAGAAGCATGGGTGGCTCCCGTTGAGTAGCGTCTTCGGACAGATCTTCATCGCGGACGATCTCGAGAATGCAGCCGTCAACACTCTTGAGTCTTGGTTCCCGGTCTACATTCGTGAGGTGGAGCTACAGTCACCTGCTCCGCCAGATCCCAGAAACATCCCTCAGGATGCTCTGCCCCTGCCGCGTGCCTACATAACGGCCGAGCGGCTTGACCGAGAGAATGCTGATCAGCTGCCGGCGATCGTTGTAGTCAGTCCTGGTCTGGGCAGGAAGATCCCCATGCAAGAGGGGGACGGTACATTCCGAGTTACGTTCTCGCTCGCGATCGGTGTGTTTGTAAGTGGGCAAGATCGTATGGACACCAAGCGTCTTCTCCGGTTGTATACGGGGATGGCTCGCACGATCATACTGCAGCATCAGTCACTGGGCGGATACTCTGACGGTGCAACATGGCTCGATGAGAGCTACGACGACAACTTCAACTTCAACGACACGCTCACCCTCGGATGTGGACAAGTCGTGTTCGAGATTGACGTTGCGGAAGTCGTCAGCAGGTATGGTGGTCCGGCAGCATACGGTCAACCGGAACCACCGCCAGATCCTACTCAGCCTGGGAGTACCTGGCCAGAAGTTGAGACCGTAACCGCCGAAATCGAGATCATGGAGGAGGTGTGATGGCGGAGAAGGCAGCACCAAAGAAGCCACCGGGCGGTGGCGGCGGTAGTGATACCACGTACAAGTTCGTGGGCACCCACGTCCAGGATCTCGCTGACGGCAGTATGCTTGCGATCGGCGAAACGGTGGACCTGGGTTCCGACGACGCAGGTCTGCTGCACAATCAGACGTTGATCGATGATGGCGTTCTGGTTGATGTGGCGTCAATCTCGACCCTGGAAGGAGGTGGTGAGGAGTGATCCTGCTGAATCTGGTCTTCGGCATGCTCGCGACGCTCTATGCGCTACTCGTGCGCCCAGGCACGCAAGTTGTGCAGCTGACCGTTGCACCGCCTCGCTCCGCTCCCACCAACACCGGCGTCTGGTTCGCTGTAGGGTTGTGTGACCAGGGGCCAAGCAACGCGCCGGTGTTCATTCAGAGTATGACTGACTTCACCCGTCTACTAGGAGCGCGAGTCTCGTACAGTATCATGTACGATGCACTCAATGTCTTCTTCCGGGAGGGTGGGAGTCAGGCGTATGTCGGACGTGTGGTTGGTCCGGCAGCTGCTAAGGCGACTACGAATCTGAACGATGCCGGCGCAGCAGTCTCACTTGTCGTCAGTGCTCTGGGCCCAGGAGCCTACGGAAACAACTTGAAGGTTGGGGTGACCGTAACAGGCGGCACTTACGTCATTCAGGTCTCCGACATCAGCAACAACATCCTGGAGCAGTCGCCCACGCTTACAACGCAGGCCGATGGTGTAACCTACGGTGAGACCAGTCAGTACATCACGATCGCACTTGGTGCTTCGTCCAACCCACCGACCACCAAGGCACTCACCGCGATGACGGGTGGCAATGACGATCGGGGTAACGTCACCGATGCGCAGTGGGCAGCCGCGCTCGCTCTATTCAGCAAGGATCTGGGTCCGGGCAATGTTTCGGCTCCAGGACGAACGACAGACCTTGGACACACGCAGCTAGCCGATCATGCTGCTGCCAACAATCGGTGTGCGATTCTGGATTCGCCAGACACGCCGACCCAGGCAACAGTCACCGCCTCGGCAACTGCGGCCAAGGCAACAGGCAACGGTCAGTACGCTGCATTCTTCTGGCCTTGGATCAAGGGTCCGGGTGTTGTTGCTGGTACGACGTCCGTCGTTCCACCGTGTGCTCTGGTTGCGGGGCGTTCGTCGGCAGTTGATGCGAGTGTCGGTCCTGCAGAACCAGCCGCTGGTCTGGCCAACGGCGTCTCAAGTTGGGCCGTTGATGTAAGTCAGCCGGCAATCGACGATAACACGCGTCAGACGTGGAATACTCAGGGCATCAATGTCGTTCGCGACATCTATGGTGCCCCGACAATCTATGGCTGGCGTTCACTCGCAGATCCTGTCAACAATCCGTACTGGGTCCCGCTGGGCACTGTGCGCTACCTCATGGGACTGGCGGCTCGGGCGGCAGCGGTTGGTGAACAGTACGTCTTCGACATGATCGACGGCCAAGGGCATACCATCGCGGCCTACGGTGGTGCGCTCACCTCTCTCGTCATGGCAGACTGGAATGCCGGCGAGATCTACGGCGCGACGTCCGACCAGGCATTCAATGTGGACGTTGGGCCAGCAGTCAACACACCAGCGGTGCTTGCCAATAACGAGCTCAGGGCAGTCATCGCGGTGAGGCCATCTCCGATGGCTGAGCTCGTCACGATCGAGATCGTGAATACTCCGATCACCCAGGCGGTGGCATGATGGCTGGCGGTCCGACTAGGTCAGATACCTATCTGCTGAACGTTCACGTCGAGGACGTCGCAGACCCAGGTAGCCTGATCAATCTCGGCACCTGGGACAAGATGACCGGCGGTGGGCAGTCGGCAAGCTCAACGCAGTACCGGCCTGGCGGTATGGCTCCGCCCGTATCGCTCGGCGGTTTGGTGTCCGTCGCCAACGTCGTCGTGTCTCGGCTGTATCGGCTCGCGCGCGACCACGATCATGTGCAACGTCTCCTCAACGGGGTCGGTAAGGCAAACATGGTTGTGAGCAAGCAGCCGCTCGACATCGACGGAAACGTCTACGGAAAGCCCATCGTCTATCACGGGATCCTCGATCGCTGCACACCACCGGAGGTGGATTCTGAAGCAGCCAATGCAGGCCTGATCGAGCTCGAGATGGTTGTCGAGGGCTACCCAACGGCGTCGTAGGAAGCATCAAAGGGAGGGAGCAAAGATGGTCGAACCTGATATGCCGGTTCTCTCGGATTTGGCTACGAGTAACAGTGACCAACCGGAGAATCTGCTTGGACAGCTGGCGGAGAAGCGGAGAGTCATCTCTGAGACACGAGAGACACATATTCCTGTGCCTGGATATGACAAAGAGCCTCCGCTTCTCCTTGCCAGACACCGATTGCTCGATGGTCCTGAGATCGAGCGGATCGGCGGTAGGATCACGCGGGAGCACAAGTCGCGCTGGGAGCGCCAGATTAACGCGGCAGTAGAGATGATCATCATCTCCTGCACCGGCATGTTCGTGGACGTCGCCGGTGATGGTGAGATACAGCCACTCACGTTCCACGGTGAACCCATCACCGGCTTTACGCGAGATCTGGCTGAAGCGTTGCAGTTTGACGACAAGATCGAGGACGCTGACCGTGCACGTGACGTCGTCTTCGGCCTGTTCGCCAATAACGACGCCGCGATCGCGCAGCATAACTTCGTCCTCAACCGCTGGTTCACGGACACCAGCGTTGATGTGACGCAGGAGTTCTTCACGGGAAACCTCTAGAGCACGACGAGATCAGTGAGGCAGCATTCATAGCGATGGCAGGTATGAATCCCATGAGATTCCTAACGACAAGGAGCTCGTACGAGCGTGATATCATGCAGGCCATCGCTGCTGCCCACCGGGAGCTCTACCTGCAAGATCAGCATAATCTCGCCGTGCAGATCGCCAACAATGTAGGTAAGCTGTTTGGTGGAGGCTGAGGATGGCGGCTGAGCAAGAAGTCGTCATCCTCACCCGCCTAGCCGGTACACGTGAATTCATCGCCGGTACTGAAGCCGAGGTTGCCGCCCTCGAAGAACTGACAGTTGCTTCTGAGGAAACAGGCGTCGCATTCAAGGGAACTGCCGAGCGCGGCTTCTTGATGAATCAGGCGTTGTTCACCATGCGGCGTCTGACTTACGGTACGACGCTTGCCCTGGTCGCCAGTGGTGTGATGGCTTTGAAATGGGGCTGGCAATTCAATAGCGCGATGCAGACAGCGCGTGTGGCGTTGGCTCCGCTACAGAGTGCGACGTTCAATGTCAACAAAGAACTAGATTATCTCTTCAACTTCACGAAGTACACGCCGTTCCAGTTCAAAGACATTACGGTCGCGTTCCGTCAGATGTACGGTGCGTTCCACCCGCTGGGCATCAGCGTACATACGACGAACGAAACTATCAAGTCTATGTCGGATGCGCTCGCATTCGTGGGCCGCACGACACCAGGTGCTCTGAATCGTGTAGCTGTCGCGCTACAGCACATGGCTTTTCAGGGCAGGCTCACCGGCCAGACAACTCTGCAGCTAGCGCGCGACGGTCTGCCAATCTACGCTGCGCTGCGCAAAGAGCTCGGTCTTACTGCCGACCAGATGCACCAGGTGGGGCAATTGGGCATCCCTACCAACGTAGTGCTACAGGCTCTGAACAGATATATCGAGACGACGCCTGGCTACGCCAACGCTGCCTACCGTATCGCCACAGGATCACTACACGGTCTGTTCACGACGTTTAAGGATGATCTGTCGCAGATCATGGGCTCGATCGAGAGCGGCTTCTTCGCGCGCATTCAGGGTCGCTTGATTGATATGAACAAGTGGTTTGATTCAATTCAGAAACGTGCCGGTCCGCATCCGACCGTGGGCGGGATCGTGGGTATCATCTTCGGCAGTGGTGGAGAGAAGCTGCTCAATGCCATGATGGCGGATCTAAGGCAACTCTGGTCAATTTTCACAGGACTCGTCAGAGATGTGGCGCGCTCACACGCTGTCTGGGACATATTCTACGTTGGTCTCAAGCTATTGCTGCCCATTCTGATAACACTTAACTTCTTTGTGCAGCACTTCGGATGGCTGCTGTGGTTGTTGATCCCGGCATTGATTGCTTACAAGACAGCTATGTTCGCTGCCGCGATGATGACCAAGCTGGACACCTTCTGGAAGGTTGCGGATGCTACCGAGACGAAGGATCTCACCTTCGCGCAGTGGTTGATGTACAACGCTCTGCGCGCCTACTACTTCCTTCAGGGAATGATCATCAGGGGTATGGCGGCGTGGAAGATTGCGCAGGGTCTTCTCAGCGTAGCATTTAACGGTTATGTCCGAGATGTGAACGGTTCATTCCGGGCGATGACCACACTCGAGAAATATGTGTTCAGGCTTCGGCTGATGTTCTTGGCTCTGAAGACCGAAACGATTGCATTGGCCATTGCTCTGTACGAGAGACTAGTGCCGGCGTTCATCCGTGAAGCGATCGCGGCCACTATTGCGTGGATCGCTACGCTCGGACCGATCGCATGGATCATCGCCGCTGTCGTCGCGCTTGTAGGGTTGATCGTGTTGCTCTACTTCAAATGGCGCTGGTTCCACAACTTGATGAACTTGGTCGCCACCGGGATCAAGAACGGCCTGCTCTGGGTGTTCAAGGAACTGTACAAGGTGATGGTGGACATCTGGAACATCGGCAAGAAGCTGATGGACTATATCTTCCACCCACTGGGCACACTCAAGGGAATCGGAAGCTCGCTTTTGAATATGGTAACACATCCATTCGGAAGCCTGGGAGGCATTTTCGGCCTACAAACTGGCGGCGTCGTACAGCGTGGTGGCATGGTGATGGTGGGAGAACACGGCCCAGAGCTCATGCGCCTGCCCGGTGGGGCGCAGGTCTCCCCGTTACAGACGCACGGCAGATTCAACTTGCAGGAATCTTGGATGCCATCTCAGATTCAGCCCTCTGATGTCTACATTGACGGCAAGAAGGTTGCACAGATCGTCTGGTCCTATCAGTCTGCCTACATAGCGAGAGCGTGATGGCTGATCCCTTCCTGTACAACCGGCCAAGGTACACCATCACCTTCAGCGCCGATGGCATCGCTGATGTGACCGCATTCCTTGATGCTACGCCTGCTCAGGTGGTAAGTGGCTACGGTGGCTGGACGGTTCTCAGTCGTCAACGTCGTGTAGGCCTGACGCAATGGGACGGCAAGGATCCCCTCCGCATGTCGATCCCGATCATCTTTGACGGCATTCGCACCGGCATTGGGCAGGAAGTCAACATCAGTCGTCTCAGCCGTATGGGACTGCCGCCTCTTAGCGGTGGTGAACCTCCTGTTGTTACATGGCAGGCTTTTGCTGTTCCGAACCCTGGCGTAGCACTCTGGGTGATCGAGAACTTCCAGTGGGGCACGAATGTTCTGTGGAACTATGTTGGCGGTCAGGCTGTCCGGGTGCGGCAGGATTGTGTCGTGAATCTGCTGGAATATCGGCCGGATGATAATGAAGCATTCAGATCACCGATTCCACATGTTGCTAAGGGCAAGGGGAAGACTGGTAAGCCCAAGGTATACACGGCCAAGAAGGGTGATACGCTCAGCAAGATCGCGCAGAAGTTCTATGGCAACGCTTCTAAATGGAAGCTCATTGCTGACGCGAATCACATCCGTGATCCTAAGACCGTGGACGCAGGAGATAGGCTGAGGATTCCGCCCGGATGACCAAGGTCAAGAACGCACCCAAGAAGCCGACTGCTGTCGAGAAGCTGCAGCTATCGCGTTATCGTCCGACGCAGCTGGAGCTGATGGGTGATGATGTTGATCTAACGTCCTTGTATCTCTCGCTTAACCAACAAGGGATCTCGGGATCAAGCATCAACATCATCGATGCAATTCAAGACATCACGGTAGATCGAACGATCGAGGGTGCTAGTACTGTGACCCTTACTGTTGCTGATATTGATCGTAGTCTACTCAACTCTGGACGCCTGTTTAAGCACGAGGACATTCAGATCGACGGTCTGTACTTCAGGCTCAAGACGGTGAGTAAGAACGGATCTATTCTCACACTTGGATTTGAAGACCGTGAGATCGCTGTCGCTCGTAGCTACAACAAGCCAATCAAGGCTTCAATGAAGACGGCTCGTAGCAAGGTCACGCGCGCACAGTTCGTTCTACGGATGTTGCGCGAGATCAAGGAGTTTGGCAAGATCCCCTACGTGATTCCCGAGCTTAACAAGATTCAGCCGATCGGTAATGCAGCACAGGCTTCGCAGAAAGCGGAGCAGAAGCAACACGACAAGTCACTTGGCATCCCTGCTGGGACTGATCTGACCGTCAAGGGTCAGCCGATTTCTGCCGAGCAACGCAAGAACGCAAATCTGATCTTGGACGTGGGCGCGAGTCATGCGCTGCCTCGTCCGATGCTCGTAATGGCAATCATGTGCGTTGAGCAGGAGAGCTCGATCATCAACTTGATGGCCGGGTCTCCGGGCTCTGGCAACTATCTGGGTCCCGATCCGCGCGGAAATCCGGTGGGTTGCTTCCAGCAGATTGCCAAGTGGGGCTGGCCTGCCTCGCGTGATGTCTCGAGAGATGCGCTAGCATTCTACAACAAACTCTCGCCGATCTATCAGTCTAGCAAGGGGCAGCAATACTACACGCTGATCGAGCGTGTGCAAAACAGCGGCAACGGTCAAGCCTATGCTCAGTGGCGCACTGAAGCAGAACGTATCGTGAATGCCTATGGTGTGACTGATGGTTCTTCTGCTGCAATGAATGCCCAGTGGGAGCAACAGACAACCAGCGGTAGTATGGGTGACTACGAGTTCTACAGGGGCATTCCGCCCATGAGCTCCACCCAGAAGAAGAAGGGTAAGGCTGGTTCCTGGGGCAAGGAGAGCACTTGGGAAGCTTGGCAGCGTCTAGCCAACGAGGTGCAGTGGCGCGCATTCTTCGTAAGCGGTACGTTCTACTTTATCTCTGAAGATGATCTGTTCAAATCACAGCCCATCGCCACGCTCAA